TTCTGTGACGTACATAATATTTCTATTGACAGATATGCAAATGCATAATGAAATGGAAATAGAAGGGGCCGCTTCCGACGCCGCGCGGCCGCAGGCGGCCGATTTCCCATGCGAAGCCGGGCGAATGCGCCGCTTCGATGGCCAAATCTGCTCTTTGAGCGGCAAAAACGCCGCCGAAACGGCGCGAACGTGGCGTTATGTAAACTTCAAGGAGGTGAAGGACCGTCGGAATGGAACGGCAAATTTCTTTTGCGTCCGGCTGCGGCCCGGAACATGGCATGGATTGAACTGCACCAGGCGCTGCCGCAGCACCGCAAACTGCTGGCGCTGCGCGACGCGCTGCGGCTGCGCACGCCGGCCGCGCTCGGGCACATGTGCCTGCTGTGGCTGTGGGCGCTGGACAACGCGCCGGACGGCGACCTGTCCGCCCTGCCGCCGAGGCAGCTGGCGGAGATCTGCCAGTTCAACGCGCGCCGGGCGGGCGAGCTGGCGGCGGCGCTGCGCACGTCCGGGTTTGTGGACGCAGACGGGCGGCTGCACGACTGGGGCGACTACACCGGCCGCCTGATCGACCAGCGGGCGGCAAACCGCGAGCGGCAGCGGCGACGGCGCGCATGGCTGAGGGCGGCCATGGAAGAAAGCAAGGAGGATGGTACATGAAAAAGCAGACAAGCACCGACCTGTGCCGCGCACTGCGCGAGCAGCGCGCGGCATATGAGGAGCTACTGGGCCTGTCGGGCGCGATCTTGGCTGCGCTGTGCGTGCGCTGCGGCGACGGCGCGACGCTGCGGCTGCCGAAGCAGGCCGTGCACGACGCGCTGGAGACCTACGAATTCGCGGCGGCGGCCGACGGCGAGGACTACGTGCTCTCGTACCGGGAGCGCGCGACATGATCGACCTCGAGGACGAGAAGGAGCGCATCCTCGAGCAGCTGGCAGCCATGGTGGCCGACGCATCCGTGAAGCCGGAGCTGCGGCTCAAGGCGGCGGGCATGGTGCTCGGCCACGAACGAGGCAAAGCAGCCCCTGCAAAGGACGAAGGCGAGACAGAGCCGGAGGTGCTGCGCTTTGAGGGTGCGCTCGAGCAGTGGAGCCGGTAGTGAGGAGGCGCGATGGCACGCAAAAACGAACCCTATATTTATCAGGTACTGCGGCGCGAGACGCCGAACCCGCGACAGCAGGCGTTCTTCCGTGCGAAGGCGGCCAACGTCGCCTACGGCGGGGCGCGCGGCGGCGGAAAGAGCTGGGCCATGCGGCGCAAGCTCGTGCTGCTGGCGATGCGCTACCCGGGGCTGAAGCTCCTGCTGCTGCGCCGGACGCTGCCGGAGCTGCGCGCTAACCACATCCTGCCGCTGCAGCGGGAGCTGGCGGGCTACGCCGTGTGGAGCGGCGCGGAGCGCGCGTTCCGCTTCCCGAACGGGTCACGGCTCGTGATGGGCTACTGCGACAGCGACAGCGACTGCGCCCAGTATCAGGGGCAGGAATATGAGGTGATCGGCTTCGAGGAGGCAACGAACTTCGAGCCCGACTGGCTGACATTCATCGCGACCTGCCTGCGCACGACGCGCACGGATTTCGTACCGCGCATTTACTACACCTGCAACCCCGGCGGGCCGGGCCACGCCTACATCAAGCGCCTGTTCATCGACCGCGCGTTCCGCGACGGCGAGGACCCGGCGGACTACGTGTTCATCCCGGCAAAGGTCTACGACAACCAGGTGCTCATGCAGCGCGACCCCGGCTATCTCAAGCGGCTGGAGGCACTGCCGCCGGCGCGGCGGCGCGCGCACCTCGAGGGCGACTGGAACGTGTATGAGGGGCAGGTGTTCGCCGAATGGCGCGACGACCCTGCGCACTACGCCGATGGGAAGTGGACGCACGTGATCGAGCCGTTCGACATCCCGGACACATGGCGGGTGTACCGCAGCTTCGACTTCGGCTACGCCAAGCCCTTCTCCGTGGGCTGGTGGGCGGTGGACTTCGACGGGCGGCTGTACCGCATCCTTGAGCTCTACGGCTGCGTGCCCGGCGAGCCGGACACCGGCGTACGCTGGACGCCGGAGCAGATCTTCGAGCAGATCCGCACCACGGAGACCACGCACCCCTATCTGCGCGGCCGGGACATTCGCGGCGTGGCCGACCCCGCGATCTGGGACGCGTCGCGCGGCGACAGCATCGCCGACATCGCCGACCGGTACGGCGTGTACTTCGAGCCCGGCGACCACAAGCGCCTGCCCGGCTGGATGCAGGTGCACTACCGGCTGGCGTTCGATCAGGCAGGGCTGCCGATGCTGTACGTGTTCCGCAACTGCCGGGATACGCGGCGCACACTGCCGCTGCTGCGCTACGACGCACACGCGCCCGAGGACGTGGACACGCGGCAGGAGGACCACATCGCCGACGAGATCCGGTATCTGTGCCAGTCCGACCCCATCGCGCCGCGGCCCGTGGTGCAGCGGACGCCAAAAGTGTTCGACCCGCTGAGCAGCGAATGATTATGTAAACAGGAAAAGACTGCGACGGCAGTCTCTTTTTCTCGCAAAATGCAAAAAGTTATGTAAACCATTTCGCCGGAAACGGCAGCAAAGGAGAGTCTATGACAAACGAGAAAACGAACCCCATGCCTTACCGCGCGGCGGATGCGGCGGCGATGTTTGCGGCGGCCGGTACGGCAGAACCGCTCGGGCCGGATATGGCCGCGCCCATGATCACGCCGGACGACGTGGCGCGCGGCACGGAGCTTCTGCGCCGGTACAAGGACGGCAAGCGCGCGCTCGAGGCGCGCATCATCGCCGATGAGCAGTGGTACCGCCTGCGGCACTGGCAGTACCTGCGCGACCGCAGGCGCGAGCAGGGGGCCGACGTGGTGGAGCCGACGAGCGCGTGGCTGTTCAATGCCATCGTCTCGAAGCACGCCGACGCGATGGACAGCTTCCCGGAGGCGGTGATCCTGCCGCGCAGCGAACAGGATGAACCGGACGCAAAGGCACTGTCGGCCATCGTGCCGGCCGTGCTGGAAAAGACGCACTTTGAGCAGGTATGGTCCGATGCGTGGTGGTACAAGCTCAAGCACGGGTGCGCGGCCTACGGCGTGTTCTGGGACAGTGCCGGGAGCAACGGCCTCGGCGACGTGGCCGTGCGCCAGCTCGACCTGCTGAACCTGTTCTGGGAGCCGGGCATCACCGACATTCAGGCCAGCCGCAACCTCTTCGTGTGCGCGCTCATGGACAACGACGACATTTCCGCCGCCTGGCCCGACGCGCGGCCCGGCAGCTGCGGCGTGGAGCTGGCGCAGTATCTGTACGACGACGCGGTGGACACCTCGGGCAAGAGCATCGTCGTGGACTGGTACTACAAAAAGCCGCTGCCCGGCGGCGGCACGGCGCTGCACCTGATCAAATTCACGGGGCGCGACCTGCTCTATGCGAGCGAGAACGACCCCGCCATGGCCGGCGGCTTCTACCCGCACGGGCAGTACCCGGTCGTGTTCGACGTGCTCTACCCCGAGGCGGGGACGCCGTGCGGCTTCGGCATGATCGCCGTGAGCAAAGATCCGCAGCAGTACATCGACCGCCTGAGCGGCAACCTGCTGGAGATGAGCATGAAGGCCTCCACCCCGCGCTTCTGGGTCAAGAAGGGCTGCGGCGTGAA